CATTGAGGCAGACAAGCGCCTGAAAGCCCTCTATATAACAGTGCTTCAGGAAATGACAGTAGCCTATTGTGTGGAGGATGAATCATGCGAGTGATACAAGCAGTATCCTTCCTGGCTCTGATACTGGGTGCTGGAGGGATCGAGAATCAGAAAGGAGATTATCAGCCGATAGCCATAGGAATGACGATTATTGCGCTGGTGATAACGCTGATTACATCCAGAAAGGAATGTGTATGGACGAGACATTATCAGAACTGAAATCTATGAGAGAATACTTCCTCTCCGCCATTGAAAACAGCAAAAAAATGATAGAACTGAGACAGAAAACTGTTGATGCGCTTAATATGGCGATAGCGGAAATAGAAAAAGAACAGGTTCATGGAGGTGAGAACGATGTATCTGCAGTTTGAAGAGTCCGGTCTCATAGTCGGCACTCCGGAATGGGAAGAACGGGAGCAAGAAAAACGCTCCGGCCTGCGGGAACAGGACACGGAGCAATAGGCAATAATCTCAAATGCATTATAGCACGAAAGGAAAAGCAAATGCAATTTATATTTTGCAATGATAATACCTGCACTTATAACCAGAACGGTGTCTGCCGGAACTCAGAGTTACATATTGGTACGGAGCAAACTGGTGTGGAGAAGGGAAGAGTAAAAATTTACAGTGTTTGCCGGGATTATACGGAGAAAGGAAAGAAAAATGCCGGAACATATTGAAAATCGGATGATTACTGAATCTGAATGGCCTAGACAAGAACGAGAACATTTTACTTGTGCCCGTTGCGGGGCACCGATTTATCGGGAAGATGTAGAAAACTATGCGGACGACTGCTATGAAATCGACGGTGAGTACTATTGTAATGATTGTATAGCGGATGCCGCCAGGGATATCTTCCGGGTAGCTATATAGGAGGGACACGATGTTAAAAAGTTACAAGGAAATGCGGAAGATAGATGTGAAGCCTTATTGTGAAGAACGGGAAGGCATGACATATCTTAACTGGGCGAAGTGCATTGATTTGCTGCATGAAAATGGGGCAGAGATAGTTTACTGGATACCAATACCAGACTCCAAAACAGGCAGTAGTCTAAGAATGTCCGATGTAGTTTTCACCGACAGTAAGGGAAATACAAATCGGTGCTATGAAACCCGTATCCTGGTGGTAATAGATAATAAAGAATACGAGATGCAGTCCCCGGTTATGAATGGAGCCAATCCAGTTAAGGATAATTCTATGAGCCAGCAAAGGGTTTGGAATAGTATGTGCAGGTCATTCGTTAAATGCGTTGCGATACATACCGGATTAGGGTTTGACCTCTGGCTCAAAGAAGAGATGCAACCCTTCAGTAACCGGATGCCCCAGGAGGAGGAACGCCCTACGCCCGCCCAGATTAAAGTCCTGAAAGATAAATGCAAAAAATACAAGATTAATGTTGAGTACTGGATATCCAGTAATGGAAAGAAGTGGGAAACGCTTACGGCCAGTGATGTTGGTAAGATGCTTTCCGTAATAGCAGAGAAGTATGGTGATGGAGATGCACAAGACAGTTACGATTAAGAAATATCGTGAAAGTGGTGAGGATACCGACCTGATAATAACAATACCTGGAATACATCTGGGAGATATATTGTGTAAAAAAGGGATCAGTACTGCTGAACTTAGGCTGGATGACGGCAGGCATATATCCGCAGAGCAACGCAAGAAAGCCTATGCAACAATTAGTGATATTGCTGATTATACCGGTTATCTTCCGGAAGAACAAAAAGAATGGCTGAAGTATCTTCATATTATCAGAACTGGATGTGCTTACTTTAGCCTTTCTGACTGCACAATGGATACTGCCAGGGAATTCATAAATACCATACTTGAATATGCAATAGAAGAAGGAATTCCACTTTCCGAGGATGCCATTAATAGGACAGATGATATCAACAGATATTTATACTTCTGCATAAAGAATAAAAAGTGTGCAGTTTGTGGGAGACCTGGTGAGATTCATCATGAGGACACAATCGGAATGGGAAATGACAGAAAAAAGGTGGATGACTCAAATCATAAGAAGATATGTCTTTGCAGAATACATCATACAATTGCGCATCAAAAAGGTGTTGCCGAATTCAGAAAGGCTTATAAAGTTTATGGAATTGTAGTCCATGAGTAAGGTGTAACGCCGGAAGGCTTACATATATTTGCGAGTGCAGGGACGATATATCACGGGCCAAGTCCTCCTATCTGAAATGGCCGGGCGGCCTGACGAGCCGCCCACGTCCCGCCGCAGGAAGGAGCAGTATGAAGATACAATTATTTGATGGTTATTTTATAGAACCGGATCCTCTTAATCTGGCATTAAAGCAGAGTTATACCGGACAGAGTAAAGACGGCAGTGAGCGGGAAGGTGAAAGGATTATTGGATATTGGGGCCGTGGAAACCTTCCGGGACTTATCAAACGCTTTTCCAGCCTTATAGAGACACCGGAAGATGATGCCAGGATAATTTCCATGAAGGAGTATGCAGACAGGGTTGAACAAAGCCATAAAAAGCTTGAGGACTGGTTAAAGGAGAACTATGCGAGAATACAAACTGATATTGAAAGGGACTCTTCCGGGTCTGAATGATTACCTGCGTGCTGAACGTTCATTTACACGCCGGGGAGGCAAGGGGCATAGCTGCGGCAATGATATGAAACAGGAATGTCAGATGCTTATATCCAATTCTATCCGGCTGCAACTTAAGCGGCTGCGGATACATAATCCGGTATTCATTCGGTATAGTTTTTACGAACCGAATCGGAAACGTGACCTTGACAATATCGCAGGTGTGGCCCATAAATTTGTCCAGGACAGCCTGGTAAAGTGCGGAGTGTTGGAAAATGACGGGTGGGACAATATTATAGGCTTTTCGGATCAGTTCTTCCTGGACCGTCGAAACCCACGGATTGAAATTATAATTCAGGAAGAAGGTGGAGCGGATGAACATACTTGATTGCATCCCAATAGGCCATAAAAACGCCATAGACAGGGATACATTAAATCGCCTGATGCGTATGGGCGACAGGCAAGTACGGCGGCTTATTAAGGTAAGTGCAGAATTGCCCTACTTCCGGTACGGGGAGTATATGGGACACGAGGAATTCTTAATTTCCATGCAGGCAAAATTCCAGGCAAATAAGGATCGTGACTTGCTCCTTAAGTTTGCAGGAACCGTGGAAGCGGGAACCGTTACCCAGTACGGGGATAATGGAGTAACGCAGAAAGCACTTGTTAAAAATGGCGTAGCATCTAAAACAGACGCTATTGTCCCTAACCCGGTAAATCTGATTCCATATCGTACATTTTTAGAGGTGGAACAGCCGGAAAGTGCCTTCATTTTCCGCATGCGGGAGAGCGATCGTGGCGGCGTAAGCTGTGCAATTTTCGAAGCTGATGGCGGAGCCTGGAAGTATGAAGCCATGCACAACATTGCTGCATATATCCGGGAAGAACTTGAAGAAATGAAAGAGCGGTTTACAGTAATCTGTTAATACAGCATGGGGCCGTCCGCTTCCCTGCGGGCGGCCAATACGGAAATTAAGCAGGTGGTGAGTTGAATTATATTATAGAGATTAATCGTTTCTGGGATTGGGCCACGTTAAATCCGTTACCTACAGGACAGATTGCGTTGTATATGGCACTTTTGCATATAAACAATAAGAGTAACTGGGTAGAGTGGTTTCAAGCGCCCAATCAAGTGTTGTCGATACTGACGGGACTTTCAAGGTCAGGAATATTGACAGCGAGAAATGGATTAAAGCAAGCCGGATTAATAGATGTGCGCGAAAGAGGAACTAAAACAACACTGTATTGCGTTATAGCAAATAGTAAGCAAGTTAGTACGCAAGATAGCAAGCAAGACAGTGTGCAAGATAGTAAGCAAACTGAAAAGCAAAGTGACGCGCAAGCCTTATATATAAATAATAATAGTCTTATAAAAGATAAAAACATAAACATAAACAATAATCCCCCTATATCCCCCCTGGAAAAAGTTGAGCAGTTTTTTTCTGCTTACCCTAAGTCCGTAAATTTTGCCGCAAGAAAAAACGCGGAGGATGCATATTTACAAACGGTCAGGTCTGGAATACCGGAAGATGATATTGTAAAGGCCGCGGAAAATTATGCAGACGCATGTAAGATAAATAATACTCATACAAAATTTATCATGCATCCAAAAAACTTTTTGAAAGAAACTTTTTTAGAATACCTTCCGGGGCAGTATGTACAGCCTGAACCAGTTAAAAAAGAGTCAAAAAGCAAAATTGATCAGTACAATCAGTTCATGCATAGAGACTACAATGCGGAGGAAATGGAGGCATTGGAGAGGGACCTTCTGAAAGGGGAATAGAATGGCGGAAAGAAAACTTTATGACATTTACGACGGTGACAATTATATAGGCCGGTATGATGTGCACGGTATCGCTGAAATTACAGGTGCCAGTATTAAGTATGTGTATCAGGCTAGCGGCGGTGCGTTGCTATACAAAAGGCGGTATACCATACAGGATGCAGGTTGCGAGTCTGTTCGCATCTTGCACAAGGAGCCTATAAAAAACTTTCCTGCCGAATGGGCCAGAGTGACCGAGGAAGTACGGGAAGTGATAAGCACCGAGAAACGGATCCGGGAGGTATGGGACGATACAGTCCGTCCCTTCCACCGGAAAAATAACAGTATCTGGCGCTTTTAGAACCTCATACGACAAATGTATGGGAGCGTGCGGAGAATGGGAAGTAAATGTCTTTCATGGCGGCGTATAAGCCGCAGAAAGCAGGACAGATGGAACTTATAGATAAACAAGCTGTGCTTGATATTATAAACAGTTATGGCGGGGCAGATGCAACAGAGCCGGAGGACAAACGGTCGGACGATTTAGTCCGGGCAATATATGCGGATGTAGATAGTATTTCTTCCTGGATGCAAGCAGCGGAAGTGACGAATGCCGATTATATTCGTTCGTTGCCCGATGATGAACTTGAAGCAATATTAAAAAGGGCCGTGTTCTGCGGTAGCCTTAAGGCATACGATTGCACATCGGAGGAATGCAGAGGCTGTAAACTCCCGTTTTGTTGCGATATTGGAAACTGGTTACATGAGATTCATAAATAATGATTAGAGGTATTTATATGAAAAAAGAATGGATTAGTGTAAAAGAGAAACTTCCGCCGGATAAGGTGGTAGTAGAAACAAAAATATATGATGAAAAAGGAACCAGAAACGAGGGGATGCTTTATCACAATGGCAACCTGTGGTTTCTGCCGGATGGCAGCATGTACGTATATTATGTGCCTACACATTGGCGGTAAATCCTTCATTTGGAGGTGAGGAAAATGACAAATAGAGAAGCATTGATAGAATCTCTAAAAAGTCCAGATGCAGATGAATGTACAGTTAACTACATCGATTGTCCTTATACCGCTGGACACAAATGTGACTATGACGGTGGGGCAGACCATGAACCATGTACATATTGCAAAATGGAATGGTTGGATAAGGAATGGGATGATTAAAAATACCCCTTTAACTGATTAAGCAGATTAAGAAAGGAGCCGGAACCTTCCCGGGAAAAGGCGCGCCGGGTTCCTTTCGAAAAATATGAATAGTTTAATTATTGATTGTTTCGCCGGAGGTGGCGGGGCAAGTGTAGGAATAGAAATGGCACTGGGACGGCAGGTTGATATTGCAGTAAATCATGATCCGCAGGCTATACGAATGCATAAAGTAAATCACCCCAATACAATACATTTGACAGAGGATATCTTTAAAGTTGACCTGCAAAAATACGTTGCCAACCGTCATGTAGCACTGATGTGGGCAAGCCCAGACTGTACCAGTCACAGCAAGGCGAAGGGAGGACAGCCACGGAAAAAGGGGCTGCGGATCCTACCGTGGGCAGTGTACAAGCATGCAAAAAGCATTCTTCCTGATGTAATAATCATGGAAAATGTGGAAGAAATACAGCAGTGGGGGCCGTTGAATGAAGCAGGTTATCCCATAAAAGAAAGAGCAGGAGAAGATTATCGAAAGTTTATAGGGGCAATGCAGTCATTGGGGTATGTATTCGACAGCCGGGAACTTGTGGCGGCTGATTATGGAGCGCCGACAACAAGAAAACGCTGGTATGCAATTTTTCGGAGAGACGCAAGGCCGATTGTGTGGCCCATTCCAGCATATAGCAAGGATGGAAGCACTGGTAAAAAGTGGCTGGAGTGTGGCAGTTACATAGATTGGTCGGATTTGGGAAAGTCAATTTTTGACCGTAAAAAGCCGCTGGCAGATGCGACGATGGCTCGGATTGCAAATGGATACACAAAGTATGTGGTAAATAACCCGCATCCGTACATTGTTCAGAATCAGGAAGCCGTTGCGTTCTTAATCCAATATCACGGTGAGACAAGGACGGGAGATTCCAGGGGACAACTTCTTACCGAGCCGATTAAGACAATAGATACCAGTAACCGGTATGGTTTGGTTACGGCTTTTGTCACTAAATTTTACAAAACCGGGATCGGACAGGGATGCGAAGAACCGCTTCATACAATTACAACTTCTCCCGGGCATTTTGGAATGATATCTGCGTACCTGATAAAGTACTATGGGACAGGATGTGGACAGGACATAAATAAGCCATTGGGAACCATAACCACGAGGGACAGATTTGGTTTGGTAAATGTGGTTACGGAAATAGAAGGAGAAAAATATATCCTGTATGATATTTTTCTTCGGATGTTGAAACCGGAAGAACTGAAATTAATGCAGGGATTCCCGTCAGATTATATCATTGACCGGGATATAGAAGGAAAGCCGTATCCGATTGCGGAGCAGGTGGCCCGTATTGGTAACAGTGTAGTTCCTATTATGGCCCGGGAACTGGTAAGCGCAAATTGTCCTTATCTCCGTATAGGGGAGCGCGTGGGCAATATGAGTATAGATTACAGCGGATCGCAATTGCGGTTTGCCTGATTAAATTGAACTTTAATGGAGGAAATGAAATGGATATATGGATTACACCGCGAACGATTATTTATGAATGTCCAGAGTGTGGCAACGAGGTTGAAATTGGACAAAATTATTGTCAGAATTGTGGGGAACCATTAAACTGGCGGGAAAATGAGGAATCAGCGGAGGAATAAATGAGGATTTGATGGAGGAATGATATGGATAGATTAACGATACCGGATGAGCCGATAGAGGGCGGGATGCGGAGGGCAGTTATTGACGCAAGAGTGGTAAAAGAATCCGCCATGACTATATATTGGCGGCTTAAAGCCTATGAAGATACTGGCATGGAACCAGAGCAAATTTATGAAATGTGTGCAGAAGAGAGGGGAATCCCTAAAAAACCAGTTGTTAACACATATTACTTTTTCTGCCCGAACTGTGGTAGCAGGAGAAGCATAAAACAGAAACACAATTTTTGTCATGATTGTGGGCAGGCGTTGGAATGGTAAATGACAATTTGAACTTAAAGGAGGAACGACATGAGAAGAGACAGGCAGTGGAGGAAAAGGGGGACTTTCATCCCGGAAGAAACCCGTAATATTAAAAAGATAACATGTAAAGTATGTGGAAAGGCGTTTTATCCAAAATCAGAATATTTTGCGAGGGACAGAGTAATTACCGGAGGTCTTTCTGCAGCAATAGGGGGTAATCCCGCAGAGCCGGAGTTATTTGACGCAATGGATTGTCCGGAATGCGGATGCCAAATGGTACTAAAAAAACGGTTACAGACCGTTAAGTGAAGATTAGGGAGAATTCATGAAAGAAAAATATTCAAAAAAAATATTCGAAGCAAATAAACTGGCAATGCAATGTCGGAAAATTAACTTATGGGGAGCAAGTGCAACTACATCTTTGTATGTAACTGCCTATGATGATTTTGCTACAGTCCTTGAAGCTTTGCGAAATGTGATTTATCAAGCAGAGCAGATAGAAGGCTGGGAGAAAAGTGTTCAGAAATTTAAAAATGATTTGGATTTCGATAGAGAAGATATTTTGGATTCTATTAAATATCATGAAGGGGAAATGGAGGAATCTCTTGAAAAATTGAGAATATTTGTAGAAGAACGGAATAAAGAAGGCTGGGACATAAAACGTTAAATGAGGATTTAAATGGAGAAAATGAAAATGGAAGATAAATATACATTAGAACAGATAGTTGATGCCATCACACAGGCGGAAGATGAACTTATCTGCGCAATACAATACAGAGATAGGGACGGCGTAGAAGATGTTATGAGAGATTATCTTAAATGAAAAATTAGCTGATCTACCGGCTATACGGGGATTATGAGAAAGGGAAAAAAATACTGCCCGGTGGTGGGCACCGGGCAGAGGTTTCACTATCTTACACGGATAGTCTTAGTGGTAGTCTTGGATGAGTGTCCATTACTTACCGTTGTACGTACACGGACATTTCCATTACTGGTAGTCCGAGCCGTAGAGTTGACACGAATACGAATTGTGCGTCCCATAAGTGATCCCCCTTTCTCATAATAGTCTTTCACTCCCCATAGGAATTGTGTTAGAACAATTGTTCCCTACAAGATGTAGTATATCATTTTGGAAAAGAGGTGTCAAATATGAATTTGGGTGAAATGATGAAAGAAGAAAGACAGCGGCAGGGTATTTCCCAGCAAACATTGGCCGATGCTGCTGGTGTAACAAAGAGAGCGATAGTTTATTGGGAAAGAGGAACAAGGAAGATGAATGTGGAAAGCGCTGATAAAGTATTCAAAGCTCTTCATATTTCAGTAACAATTGGTGAACGGTAGTTCGCTAAGTGAGAAATTAAGCCGGTATGACGGGAAGGAAGAACACCGAATGAAAGAAAAATCCAAGATATTAGAGTGTGCCTTAGAGGGAATACAACTTTCAGAAGATGAAGTTAGGTTGGTGGAATGGATTACGGGATGGGACATGTGGACAGTAAAACAGTTTATGCAGATTATAAAAAAATGTCGCATGCCTGCATATGACGATTTGAAGGAGGAATGAAAGTGGAAAGATTAACAATATCGGATAAGCCCATAGAGGGCGGCATAAGACGGGCTGTGGTTGATGCGAGAGCGGTAAAAGAGCAGGCTCTTACTCTTTATTGGGCGCTTAAAAAATATGAGGATACTGGTCTGACGCCGGAAGAGATTATGGACGGTCTGATGCTTACGGGGTGGATTCTGGTGGAGGAACGATTGCCGGATGAGCCGGGAAACTACTGGGTTACAATGCGGCATTTAGACGGCAGCGTAACCACAGAAAAAATGTTTTGGCGTCCTGATTGGCCCCATGAGGCTGCATGGAACGAAGTAGTTGTTGCGTGGCAGCCATATTATTGCCCGGAACCATACCAAAAGGAAGAAGAAGGATGAAGAGATACATAATAATATTCCTGGCGGCGGTTGCACTCATTAGCGGGTGCAGCCAGACTCCAGAGCCGGATCCTTTCCGGGATAGCATTTACTGGATTAACTGAATAAGAAAAGAGTCCTGTCCCAGGGTTGCCTCCCTTTGCGGAACAGAACTCATGTTCGATTACATTTTTAGATTACCACCTTATGCGCGTGAGGTCAAGAGTAATTTCCAGTTAATGGAAGAAAAATTGAACACGAAAAAAGCGGCAGACCACCCGCCAAGATGCTTCTACCGCTACGCTATTGCTTAAAGGTATTATAGCATTACTGCGCCCTTTAAGCAACTTAAAGGAGGCAAAATCTATGAAGGAACAACTTATTAATGATGTACTGCTGAGAATGCAAGAGGTTATAAACAGGGAACAGCTCCGCGTTCTGGAGCAAGTGTTACTGGCAGTAATGTATACCGTTGATGTAGTCCGTATGGAGACAGCTTTGTCAACGGAGCTGGATGATAACCAGTACATGCTGGATACTATCCGCTTGAACATGCAGAAGCGTGACTTAAGCAGCAAGACCATAGAGCAGTATATGAGGGCAGCCCGAATGTTTCTGGATGTAGTCCACAAAAACCTGCGTAATGTAGAGCCAACGGACATAGAGTATTACCTTAATGAGTTTTCCAGGGGCAAACTTAAAAGTAACAGTCCCCAGAGTATCAATAATGAGCGGCAGTTCCTCTCTTCTGTATTCACATGGTTGAGACGCTGTAATTTTATCAATCAGAATCCGGTTGAAAATGTTGCCAAAAAGAAGGTACCAAGAAAGCCGATAGACTTTCTCCAAGGGATTGAGGTAGAAGAGTTGCGGACCGCCTGCGATCAAGACACGGTAAAGGGAAAGCGGGAACGGGCTGTGCTGGAGTTCCTGTTGTCCACCGGCGCGAGGGTAGGAGAGGTTCCGGAAGTAAAAATAACTGACATAGATTTTGTCTCCGGCTCCCTGCTGATATATGGACATAAAGACCGGGAGTATAGGGAGGTATATTTAAATGATGCCGCACGGGTGCACATAAAGCGATATCTGGACGGCCGCCAGGATGATAGTCCATATCTGTTCGTAAGCCTTAAATCTCCTCACATGCCAATCCATGAGAGCGCATACCGTGATTTGCTGCAGGACATTAAGGCCAAGGCAGAGTTGCGGCGCCGGGTATATCCACACTTGATGCGTAAGACAATGGCTTCCAGCCTGCGGCAACACGGCGCGAACCTGGAGGACATTGCGGACATTCTGGGCCATGCCAATATTAAAGTAACAAAGGACTATTACGCAGCCCAGGCACCGGGCCAGCTGCGGTACGTCCATAAATCATGTATAGCCTAACGAAGGAGGATACACAGATATGTTTAAAAATAGTGAAGGCTATCCCGATAACACCCCGGGTGAAGCCATAGAACGGGCGGACAGGCCGCCACATGCAGTAAAGCAGGTAATCTATATTTTGCACCTCATTACCAGTTTGGCCGGTATGGAGATTGTAGGGAGGGTTACTCTTAGAGACAAAGAGACGGGGAGGACATGGAATTGACAGAGGAACAGATGAAAGAAAATGAAGAAAAAAAATGGTATCTTAAAAGTTATGAACGGGCTATACGGCAGATGAAACGGAGTGAGGAACGGATCCACGAAATGCGAATGAATCGGATATGCCCTTCTGTTATTGCTGATGGGATGCCACATGCTTCTGGTGGTGCTGACCTATCTAAATACGCTGCACTCCTTGATGAAGAGGAGCGGAAATATAACAAAGCTCGTTATTTACGAATAAAGCGATGCCAGGAGATATCCGATAGAATAGAGCGTATGGAAGATGAAGATGAAAAGGATGTGCTGATGTATCGGTATATTAAATTGATGAAATGGGAGGAAATCTGCGAGAAAATGGATTTTAGCTGGAACGGTATACATAAAGTGCATGGTAGAGCATTAAAGCATTTCATTATATAAGAGTTGATGGAAGTGTACACTAAACATGTGCTATAGTGTAAACAGGTCGAATGGCACAAACCATTTAGTCCTCCCATAATAACATCCCCATATACATTTTTTAGAGAAACATCCTGGTAATTCAGGGTGTTTCTTTTATCGAATTGACAAGAAAAATGTGGGTTTGTATAATTAAGGGATTATCTGATAAAAATGAGGAGGATTACATAATGGGAGCATTTCAAGAATGGTTACTACAGAATCCAATTGCTGATTGGGTATGGGAAATCTTTAAGGGACTTTCACCTTTTATTATTGCGCTTATTACTATTGGCATAAATAATAAAAGAGCAAGAGAAAATGATAAAAAGAAACTGAAACTGGAGTTAAAAAGAGAATCTCTTAAAGAAGTACAGGAAAAATTCTTTGAATTATACGAGACAGTATATAATTTACAGGAGTTACTAAATGAAATATTAATGAAAAATGATTTTGCTGAACGCAAGGAAATGCACAGTGAATTCTTTGAAATGAAATTGAAGATGATGAACAGGGTAATATTTTTACATGAGTTTGAATCATGTATATGCAATACAATGGAAGTTGATATGGACCTTAAAGCTTTAAGGCATATAGTAGCAGAATATAATAAGAATCTTACATCTGTTTTCAATAAGTATGTTGGATTACCAGAGACGGAGGAATCTTTGAATGAGATTAACTCTATAGTCATTCCTGTGAGAGAAGCTTTAATCGATAGGCAAAAAACTATATCAGAATGCCTTTCATCCATGATGAAATAATAATTTTAAGAGGTAGCCCAGTGCTGCCTCTTTTCTTTTGGAAAACAAACACGATTGAGAGGTGGTGGTGCGTGGCAAGGCCGAGGAGCCCGAACAGGGATAAAGCATTCCAGCTGTGGACTGACAGCGATAAAAAAAGAAAGCTCAAAGATATCGCGGAAGAGTTGGGGGTATCCGAAGAGCAGGTACGGAAATGGAAGAACCAGGATAAATGGGATAAAGTAACGTTACCAAAAACGAAAAGTAACGTTACTAATCATAAAGGCGGACAGCCTGGAAATCAGAATGCTCTGGGGAACAGAGGCGGAGCCGCTCCTCCTGGCAATAAGAACGCCGTAACACACGGAGCATATGAAACAATCTATTTGGATGCCCTTCCGGAGGAGGAAAGGGCTATTTTTAATTCTATTCCTGATAGTGACGAACTGGACGGAGAAATCCGACTGTTGCGCTTGAAGCTTTCCCGGCTGATTGCCCGGAATGACATTACGACGTTTGATATGTTCGGCGGGGCACACACTCGGGAACTGACAGAGGCTGAGCGTGAGAAAGGAATCCTTGAGGTTACAGCAGAAATCAGGAAACTGATAAAAACCAAGAAGCAGATTCAGATTGCCGAACTTAAGGCAAATCTGGATAGCGAAGGGGAAGAAACGGCAGACGATGGATTCCTTGATGCTCTGAACGGCACAGCGGCGGAGGATTGGGCGGATGAAGAAGGTTAATCAGATATTTCATTTCAAGCCGTTCTCCCAGAAGCAGCGTAAGGTTTTAAATTGGTGGTGCGATTCTTCACCGGTCAAGGACTATGACGGCATTATAGCTGACGGAGCAATCCGATCGGGCAAGACTATAAGCATGTCACTGTCATTTGTGCTGTGGGCCATGACGCGATTTAGTGGTCAGAACTTCGGGATGTGTGGCAAAACCATCGGTTCCTTCCGCCGGAACGTATTGTTCTGGTTAAAATTGATGCTACGGAGCCGTGGCTATAAGGTGGCAGACCACCGGGCGGATAACCTGGTAATCGTCACCCGGCATGGCGTTGAGAATTATTTTTATATCTTCGGTGGAAAGGACGAACGTTCGCAAGACCTCATCCAGGGTATCACTCTGGCAGGCCTGTTTTGTGATGAGGTTGCCCTGATGCCGGAATCCTTTGTCAATCAGGCAACAGGAAGATGCTCCGTGGATGGCAGCAAGTACTGGTTTAACTGCAACCCAGACGGACCGTATCACTGGTTTAAAACAAAATGGATAGATAAATCCGTTGGGTATATCGGTAAGGAGAAGGCCAGGAAACTTCAGGAGACCGCAGTCAGGGCAGGCAAAGAAGCCGGTTTAAGGAAACTTCTGTATATCCATTTCACTATGGATGATAACCTGAGCCTATCTGAGGCGATAAAGGCCAGATACCGGAGCAATTACAGCGGCGTGTTCTTTAAGCGCTATATTCTCGGCCTGTGGGCTATGGCGGAGGGTATCATTTATGACATGTTCTCAGAAGAAAGGCATGTCAGGAAGATAACGGATTTCTTTCGTCAGCTCATGGACGGTGGCAGGTATGTATCCTGTGACTATGGTACCCAGAATGCCACAGTATTTTTGCTGTGGAACAAGGGTTACGATAAGAAATGGTACTGCATCCGGGAGTATTATTATTCAGGCCGCGATAAAGGCAGTCAGAAAACAGACAGCGAATACGCGGATGATTTGAAGAAATGGCTGGAAGGAACCAAAATCAGAGCTGTGATTGTGGATCCGGCGGCAGCGTCCTTTATTGCAGAGCTGCGGAAGAGAGGATACACAGTCATTAAAGGTAAAAATGATGTACTTGACGGTATCAGATTGGTGGCCTCGCTGCTCCAAAACGGACAGCTTGTGTTTGCGGATTCCTGCCAGGGGACTATCAAAGAATTTGGTAGTTATATCTGGGATGAAAAAGCAGCGGAGCGCGGGGAGGATAAACCGGTAAAGCAACATGACCACGGAATGGATGCTGTCAGATACTTTGTATTTACAATTCTTGGCACGAACAGAGCCAGGATTAAGAATAAGCAGAAACTGGGACTGCAATGAAAGAAGGTGATACTATGAGACGATTTACGATACCAGCAGAGACGTACGACGAACGTAATCTGAACAAGCGTGATATCCTGCATCTTATACAGAAACATCGTGCTTGTGTGCCGCGCCTGGAGACTCTTGAAAAGTATTATGGAGGGCAACATAAGATATTGTCAGAAAACAGGGCAAATAAGCTTGTGTGCAATCATGCGAAGGATATTTCTGATACAGCCAGCTCTTACTTTATCGGAAACCCGGTATCTTACAAAAGTGACCAGGATATTGTACCGCTGACAGATGAGTTGGAAAGTGCTGGAGCAGATGAGGCAGACGGCGATCTTGGCCTTGATCTTTCTGTATATGGAAGGGCTTATGAGTACATTTATGCTGCCAAAGAGGAAGCAGAATTAAGAATTAAAAATCTGCCTCCGCAGAATACCTTTGTTGTGTGTGACGACACCATAGAAGAAAATGAGCTGTTCGGTGTTTACTACTTTGCAAAGATAGATGATACGGATAAAACCAATATCCGGTATGTTGCTACAGTAGTAACGAAGAATTATAAGTATGTGCTAAACATCCAGGACACGGAGGAGCCGCAGTCTCTTACGGAAATCCCGGAGCTGCATTACCTGGATGAAGTACCAATAATTGAGTATCAGAACAATAAGCTGGAAATAGGTGATTATGAGCTGCAAATACCCCTTATTGACGCTTATAACGCACTTATGTCTGATCGTATCACGGATAAAGAGCAGTTCATAGACGCTATACTTGCAATTTATGGAACACTGCTGGCAGATGTTGATGAGCTAGTGGATGAATCTGTGAAGGGGACCTCAGAGGGGGGAGAGCCGACAGAATCCAACACACAGAAGGCATATAAGAAGTTAAAAAGTGATAAGGTTTTGGAACTGCCGGACGGGACAAAAGCAGAGTACCTTACTCGCACTTTTGATGAACCTGGAGTTGAAGTCCTAAAGAAGGCTATCGAACAGGACATCCATAAGTTTTCTCACATTCCATGTATGACTGACGAAGCTTTTGGCGGGAATGTCAGTGGAGTGGCTATGGAGTTTAAGCTGCTCGGAATGGAAAACATTACCAAAATAAAGACCAGGTATTATAAAAAGGGGTTGCGGAAGCGGCTCCGCATTTTTGCCAATTACCTCAATAAGCGCAGCGGCGTAAACATTGATATAAAGGCAATAAAACCTACATTTTCAAGGGCGCTGCCGAAGAACCTGCTTGAAATCAGCCAGATAGTGGCAAATTTATGGGGAAAAGTTAGCCGGAAAACATTACTTTCCCAGATACCTTTTGTGGATGACCCTGATGAAGAGCTGAAGGCTGTAGAAAAGGAAGAATCAGATGCCTTTGAAAAACAAAAGGAGGCTTTCGGCCTTGGAAGTAATAGTCCACCGGATGAACAGGAGGACGAACCGCCTGAAAAGAAGCGCGGTGATGTAGATGAGTGATTACTGGAGCCGCCGGCAGGCACAACGCATGTTTGAGTATATGTCGGAGGCGGAAGAGGTTGCCGACCAGATAGCAAAGCTCTATCTGAAGTCGTCCCGGTATCTGAGCAATGAACTGGATAAGATATTCAGCCGGTTCAGGAGAAAGCATCATCTGTCAGAGGCGGAGGCACGCCAGCTGCTGAATAAGATGCAGGACAAAGCATCCCTGGATGAACTGAAGCGGGTACTCAGGCAAGAGAAAGACGATGCCATAAAGGCGGAGCTGTTGGCAGAGCTGGAGGCACCAGCATATCAGGCACGGCTGGAACACCTGCAGCAGAGGCAGAACCAGATCGATATGGTGATGCGGGACGTATACGGGCAGGAAAAGGTACGCAATACCAGCTTCTACGTGGATTTGGCCAATGAAAGCTTCTGCAAGTCCATGTTTGACATCCAGCAGCGTGCAGGATACGGATTTGCCTTTTCTGCTATTTCAGCGGAAAAAATAGACCGTGTGATAAACAGCCGATGGTCCGGTATGAATTACTCTGACCGTATATGGCGCAATACCGCCGGCCTGGCACAAACGTTGAAGGAGGAACTACTTCTCAGCCTGATAATTGGACGGACAGACCGTGAAACCGCTGAGATAATTAATAATAAGTTTGCAACTGGCGCGAGTAACGCTCGACGTCTGGTGAGGACAGAAGCTTCCTTCCTTGCAAATGAAATGGAAGCCGAAAGTTATCAGGAATGTGGTATAGAGTATTATATCTATGTTGCCACCCTGGATTTGTGGACCTGCAAAAAGGATTGTGTGCCGCTGGACAATAAACGCTTTAAGGTGTCACTACGGAAGATTGGGATAAATTATCCCCCCATGCATCCCTGGTGTCGGTGTATTACGATAGCGTATATCAGTGCAGAAGATTTGGCCCGGATGAAACGATGGGCCAGGGCCCCAGTGACGGGCAAGACAATGTACGTCCCGGCAGATATGACTTACGAAGAGTGGCATAAGTCATATGTGGAGGGTAACCCGGAGGCTGAGCTCCAAGAGCGGATGGCTAAGAACCGTTCCAAGGATAGGACGCAGCATAAATCATATGAACGGTTACTCGGTAAGGATGTACCGGAAAGACTGGACGATTTCCAGCGGATAAAGTATACTGATGCTGAGAAGTGGAAGTATATGAAACTGGATTACCGGCGCCGGAAAGAATTGTCTGATCATCCCGAATTAAAACTTCCGGATGCGGATAAAGCGGTGGTGCCGGACAGCAAGTTTATGAAGTATCTTTTTGGCGGAAATAACAAAGACGGCCTTCCGAAAGGCAAGAACTTTGAGGAACGGCTGGGGTATAATATTGATAATTGGAGAATGCTTCAGAAGGAGATTCGGGGGAGAGCATCTGAATATCCGGTAACGTTCAAAGGTAATGAGGGATTCGGAAACCGGTATGAACAGAAAATTGTGCTGTATGGTTTAAAAGGAAAACCGGCGAATGTTGTTGTCGGATGGATTCACAAGTCAGATGGAACAATGTCTATGACAAGCACATATATCAAGGAGGTGTGAGGGAATGAAAATAAGTCAATATGATTCGGTTGTCCTGAAAGATGGGCGCCGGGCTGCCATTGTTGAAGTTTGGGATGAAACACATTTCCTTGCTGATGTGGGAAACTCTCCTAAAGATTGGGATACCATAGAAATTACTATGGATGATATAAAATCAGTATTTGATGAATGAGCCACCGGATAATACCGGTGGTTTTCTTATGCCCTTAAGGAGGTGAAATACATGCGGGTTAAGGTAATTAAGCGCTACAGTGATATATTGTTAGGCAAAATTAAGGAAGTAGGGGAAGTAATGGAAGTCTCTGAACAGAGGGGGAAACACCTCATACATGAAGGGGTGGCAGTCATGGAGAAAGAGAAAAAGGCACCGGCAGAATAGAAAGGCGGTGATCCAATATCTCGGAGCTGTCCGTTAAACAGTGTAACAGGCGCGCGGGAGACCGGGCGTTATTTTTATGCAATGGCCTGGGCTTTGAACGGGCTGGGGCGGAAAGGGAAAGTATGAAATATAGAAAAGCAATGAATCATTTTAAATTTGGAAGATGCAGAATCCCGATGAATATTCAGTTTTTTGCTGAAGGTGACGGAGACGGTGCTGGGGCCGGCGGTGAAAGCGGCAATGGAGACGGAACCGAGGCGAACGGGGAAGGGGCAGGATCCGCCGAAAAACCTAAGTCATTTGACGAATGGTTAGCTGAGAATAAGGACTATCAAGCAGAGTTTGACAGACGTACACAGAAGGCACTTAACACACAGAAGGATAAACTGGAAGTGCTTTACAGTGAGAAAGCCACAGAGGCCGAGAAACTGGCGAAGATGAATGAAAAGGAAAAATCACAGTACCTGCAGCAGAAACAGGAAAAAGAACTGGCGGAACGGGAAGCAGGGATTACCCGCCGGGAGTTAATGGCAGAGGCAAAAAATACCCTGTCAGAAAAGAAATTGCCTGTAGGCCTTGCAGAGGTGCTTAATTATGCGGATGCAGATTCCTGTAATAAATCCATTGCGGCGGTGGAAAAGGCTTTCCAGGAAGCTGTGGAGTCTGCTGTAAAGGAACGTTTGAAAGGTGGGGAACCGCCAAAAGCTGCACCCGGAAATGATGAAACAGACCTGGCAAAACAGGTGGAAAAATTAATGAGAGGGGAAGTATAATCCCCAGAAAGGAAGGTATATAAATGCCTATTAACACTTTAGCAACAGCAACACTTTTTCAGAATACCCTCGATAAGGTTGCCATGCAGGATGCCGTAACTGGATGGATGGACGCAAACGCCGGACAGGTAATTTACAATGGAGGTGCCGAGGTTAAAATTCCGAAGATGTCCGTACAGGGAATGGGAGACTATGACCGCGACAACGGGTATCAGCAGGGCGGCGTGACTCTGGAATACGAAACCCGCAAAATGACACAGGACAGAGGCCGTAAATTTCAGCTGGATCCTGTGGATATCAACGAAAATAACTTTGTGACCACGGCAGCGGCTGTAATGGGAGAGTTCCAGCGCATGTATGTGATACCGGAAATTGACGCATACCGTATTTCCAAGATTGCTACGGAGGTAATTGCCGCTAAGAAGGCAGGAATGGTCTCCTATGGCTATACTCCGGGAGCAACCGGGACTTCTGCACTCAGGAAGGCAAAAGAAGGGATTAAGGCGGTAAGAGAAGCCGGATACAATGGTCCTCTTGTTATACATGCAACGCCGGATTTTATAATGGAATTGGAGTTAGAACTGGCTGGAAAGATTTCCGCTGTGACCTTTTCTAAGGGGGGTATTGACACGCAAGTTCCTTCCATTGACGGGGTTCCCATCGTGTCTACTCCGGAAAACCGCATGTATACAACAATTACAATTTATGACGGAAAAACAGCAGGACAGGAGCAGGGGGGCTATGTGAAAGGTACTTCTGCACTGAACATTAACTTCCTGATTACTCCCAGGACGACTCCTATCGCCATTACCAAACAGGATATCATGCGTATTTTTGACCCTACAATAAACCAGAAACTGAACGCATGGCAGATGGATTACAGGCGTTTCCATGACATCTGGGTACTGGAAAATAAACTGGATGGAGTTTTTCTGAACATAAAAGATGCAGAGCCTTCCGCAGGCTGATGGAGGTAGCTTATGATACTGAAGAAGGATAACGTAGAACGGATAGCAGGGACAGAGGCTGCTATCCATAAACTCATGGGACAGGGATTTAAACCGATTGGGGGAACTGTAAATAAGGAGAAGGTTGATAAAGTGGACAAACCCCTGGAAGATATGACAGTAACAGAATTAAAGGCCCTGGCGAAAGAGAAGGGGCTGGAAGGGATGTCTGCCTTGAATAAGGAAGATCTGCTGGCTGTCTTAAAGGAAGTGGTCTGATGGCTGACAATCTGGAAAAATTAAAGGTACTGACCGGGGAGAGTGATGATAAATTACTCTCCCTTTTATTATCGGACGCCGAAGAATATGTGCTGGCTTACACATGCCGAACACATTTGATTCCGCAGATGGAAAAGCCTGTCCGGGACCTGGCCCTGATTGCTTACAATCGTCTGGGAACCGAAGGGGAGACTGGCCGGAGTGAAGGCGGCGGCAGCTACAGCTTTGATAACGCACCAAAACAAATTTATGATGTGCTGAACCGGTTCCGGCTGGCAAGAGTAGGAGGCAGAAGTTATGAGAATGAAGCGAAGTACTCTGAAACAATACCACCTGCGGAACCGTAAAGTTGAGAAAGACAGGGAAGGCGTGCCGGTTGAAAGCTTCGGAGAAGCTTACTCTCTGATGATGCAGGTCTGGCCTGCCGGCGGGAAGGTACAGGCGGAGCAATACGGCGACCGGCTGAACTATATTTTTAACTGCCGGGTGGAAGGCAGGTATGAGCCCGTGGCGGATGAAGACGGGGTAAGGTATCAGTTTGACGGCTTCTTCTTGCGGGAAAAGGACGGGATATGCCTTTATTCACCCCTGGACAGCCTGCCTGATTACCGTATCATTGCGATTAAGCCGTACAGGCAGCTGTACATGGAGGTGGAACGAATTGTCCATTGATAGGCTTGATTCTTTATTAAAGAAGATTGACAGACTTGAGGAAATCCCCAGCGGTGCGCTGCGGGTAAGCGTAGCCCGCCAGATACAGACAATTTCAGGTGAGGCAAAGTTACTGTGCCAAGAAAACAGCGGAGAATTACGGCAAAGTATACATTCCTATTCCGAAGTCATAGAAGGCGGGGTAAGAGGTACTTGTTACACAACAAAGAAATATGCTCCCTATGTGGAATTTGGAACGGGACCCGAGGGCGAGGCTAATCATCAGGGAATATCTCCAGCAATCACCCCTTCTTATGTACAGCATGGATGGGGGATACCGGCATATGCGATTGACCGTAATGATGCAGTTGAAAAGTATCATTTCAGGGAAGGCGTATATGAAGATAGTAATGGTTTTCAATACCTCTATTACTATACTAATGGACAACCCGCACACCCTTTCATGTATCCGGCTTTGAAAAATAACGAAGATAAGGTGGTAAAGAGTTTGTCAGCTGACCTGCAGAAGGAGATAAAGAAGGTATGAAAAATGTAAAAGACCAGGTATATGAAGCCTTGAAAACAGTGCTTGAAAATGTATCGGACATATACCCTAGCGATTGGGCGCACCTTCCGGCCATCCAGTATGCGGAAGAGGATAATAGCGTGTTTGAACGGACAAAGCAGGGGGAGCAGAAGGCCCGTGTCCGGTACCGTATTGATATCTGGAATGGCGGGAGTACATCGGAAGCCGCCTTGAAAGTGGATGCTGCGGTGTCCGCCTTGGGGCTTGTAAGGACGGGATGTCAGGATGTACCGGACCCTTCCGGCCTGCGACATAAGCAAATGCGCTATGAAGGCATTATTGATATGAACTCAGAATTAGTGTTCTGGAACAATTAAAAAGAAAGTGAGGAAAAAAGTATGTTAGCAAACGGAGCAGAACTTGGATTAAAAAAAGGTGATGCAGCAGAATATACGGACCTGCCCGGACTGCAGGAGATTCCGGAAATCGGGAACACGCCGGAGAAGGTGGATATAACCGTCCTTAAGGATAAGGTAAAGAAATATGATATGGGAATTGGGGACGCCGGGGAACTGGTTTATAAGTTCCTGTACGATAACTCAAAAGCAGACTGCCCTTACCGTATCTTGAGAGCCTTGGAAGCAGCCGATGAGATTGGTTCCTTTTGTGAAACCGATGCCGATGGCACTAAGATACAGTTTGATGCCAAAGTATCCGTAAAGCGTACCGGTGGCGGTGTAAATGGTGTTATCCAGTTCGACGTGACGATGGCCTTGCAGAGTGAAATCACTTTTGTGGATCCGGCTTAAATTTAAAATAATGGAGGATATGAAGAATGAATTATTTCCCTGAAGAAAAAGAATCTATGGAAGTGCAGGAAGTGGAGAAGAAGGAGGAAACATCGACTGAGAAGAAGAAAAGTATCGGTTTCGCGGTGTGGAATGTTGGCGGAACTGGTTATCAGCTGAAACTCAGTACAGCTGGTATCAAGGAACTGGAAAGCCGATATAAGACCAACGTTATAAACTTGATGCAGCCGCAGGAGGGGGAGTCCTTGCCGCCTTTGACTGTTATGCTGGATGTGACGCACGTTGCCATGAAGCCTTGGAATCATGGCGTAAAGGCAAAGGATGTAGAAGCATTGTTTGACCGCTACATGGAAGAGGGAGGCTCCCAGCTGGGCTTTTATGCAGAGGTTTACATGGAAATCTTTATGGTAAGCGGTTTTTTCTCCAAAACGATGGCGAAAGACCTGTCGGAGACGATGGAGAAGGCCAGGGAAGATATGTAAAACCGGATGATAGGGTTATGGATGTTATAGAGGGGCTGTATCCTGCTTTTTTAGAATTGGGGTACAGCCCTGAAGCTTTCTGGGACTATAGCATTGCAGAGATTATGGATTTAATGACAGCACACCAGAAGAGGGAAGAGCGTCGGCAGAAACAGGAAACGGAAGAGTTTAAGAACCTGGTCGTTGCTCTGCAGGTGCAGGCCCTTCAGATAGGGCAGACATTTGGCGGGTGTGATGAGCAACATCCACTCAAAACGGTACAGGAATATTATCCTTTCTTGTTTCCTAAAAACGCGGAGACAGAAAAGAGAAAATATCAGAAGCAGCTGGACGAAAGAAATGCCCGTTTAAGAGCCGCAGCGGCAGCGCATAACGCCCGGATCCGGGAGGCTAAAGGAGGAGGTGAACCATAATGGCAGAAGGCACAACGTTGGAAAGACTACAGGTCGTTATAGAAGCTAAAGCAGAAGCCTACAAGAAAGAAATTGATGCGGTAAAGGCCAAAACTGAAAAAGTTACTGCTACGGTTAATAAATGTACAGGTCGTATCCATGACGCCATAAATAAGGTAACAACCGGATCCGCGGGAAAGGAAATTGATTCCCTTACTGTTAAACTTAACCGGCAGACTGAGGCGATTAATGCGCAGGCTGCTAAAGTGGAAAACTTGCGGAATAAACTGGATGCCATGAACAGCGGCGAGGCAAGAAACGGATCTGTTTCCTTCCTTGAAGCAGAACTCAAAAAGGCAGAAAGGGCAATGGCCGCCGCAGATAAAGAAATGCAGCCGCTGTTGTCAAAACTGACAGAGTTACGTTATCAGGAGGAACAAGGTTTAAAGCCGTACGGCCTGGAAGAAGTTATCCGGAAGATTGACGAATTGAATCCGAAGTATGATGAACTGGAAAATAAGGTAAGGGATTTAAACCGGAGATTGGAAGAAGCACGGATGAACCCGGAAAGCACGGCAGAAGTACAAAAGCTTACATCTGAATTGGAACTTGCCACACAGAAGTTGGATCGCCTCCGTGGAGAAGCCGCCCAGACCCAGGAACGTATCGAAAAAGCCGGCAGCGGCGGAGCATCTGGTATGGAGCGGTTTCGAAAGGCTATGAATGGAGCCTCTTCCGTGATGGATAAGGTGAAAGGGAAAATTGCAGGGGTTACGGCGGCATTACATAAGCATAAGGCTGCATCGGATGGCTGCCGGTTCAGCGCCGATAAGTTGTCAAAAAGCCTCTTCCGGCTGGGGAACATGTTTAAGCTTATGCTTATCCGGCAAAGTATGCGGGCGGTTATCGAAGGAGGTAAACAAGGATTCCAGAACCTGGCTCAATATTCTGACAGCACAAACCAGTCCTTATCTCTGCTTATGTCCTCTCTGACACAGTTGAAAAATGCTTTTGCTGTAGCAGTAGCACCTATGCTTAATGCTTTTGCACCAGCACTGAACACGATAATTCAGCTTGCTATTACGGCGGCGAATGCAATTGGACAGTTGTTTGCTGCATTGACAGGTAAAGGAACAGTTGTCCAGGCAGTCGGCATTAATGAAGATTATGCAGACAGTTTGAAGAAGACCGGAAGTGCTGCCAAAAAAGCGGCAAATGATATAAAAAACGCGACTCTGGGTATTGATGAACTAAATGTTATCCAGCAGAAGCAGGATTCCGGTGGCGGTGCCGGGGGAATATCCCCTTCCGATATGTTCGAAACCGTAGAGGTGGAAGGCAAGTATAAAGACCTGGCGAAGAAGATAAAGGATATCATGAGTAAGCTTTTCCGGCCTTTTAAAGAAGCTTGGAACCGTGAAGGTAAGTTTGTCATGGACTCCTGGAAATATGCGCTAAATGAGGTCAAGAAGCTGTTTAGTGATATAGGAAATGACTTCCTTGAAGTGTGGAACCAGGAAGAAACGATAGGCATGCTTTCTGATGCTTTGCACATTATCGGGGACATCGGTCTTATTGTTGGAAACCTTGCAAAAAATTTCCGAGAGGCATGGAATGAGAACCGGACAGGTTTTCATATTTTAGAGAATATCCGGGACATATTTGCAATTATTATCCGCAATATACGTATCGCAGCAGATTATACGGTTAAATGGGCTGATAAGCTTGATTTTTCTCCATTGCTGGAAGCCTTTGAGCGGTTTACGGCTTCTTTAAAGCCTGTGGTCGATAACCTGAGTAAAATGCTCAGTGATTTTTACGTGCTTGTGCTTCTGCCTATTGCAAAATGGAGTTTGGAAGAAGGGCTTCCGAAATTCCTGGATGTACTGACCTCTTTTAATGAAAAGGTTGACTGGGAAAGAATAAGAGGAAACCTGAGTAAGTTTTGGCAGAAATTGGAGCCATTCGCGGAGGTTGTGGGCGAAGGGCTTATTTTATTCTTACAACGCTTTTCTGATTTGATTGCGGCTGTTCTGAACAGTGAATGGCTGGCAGGAATCCTTGAAGCTATAGGAAACGCACTGGAAGGAATTGAGGCCGGAGACGTGGCGGATGCTATTGGGGCATTAGCTACGGCTTTCCTTGCGTTTAAGGCCGGAAGTGCGGCGTGCAACGCAGTTTCTTTTTTAGTCACCAACCTGCCATTATTGGCAACGATTGGCATTGTGACGGCTGGCGTTACATTGGTTATGACCGGATTTGAGGCGTTTAAGCAATGGAAAGAAGACATAGAGTACATTAATGAGAACGGATTTAAGAACTGGCAGGGAAACAATAAAGAAAATGGAAAATTCAGCCCCTGGAATGCTTATGACCATAATACGTCAGGAGTAGGGAACATTCAGAAGGAGAATGGCGCGTATAACCCTTATGAAAACATCGACTATACACCGCTTGAAGAATGGATACAAAAAATAAAAGACTTCCGGGAAACATCCAATAATCTACTTTTAGGGGATGAAATGGGAGAACATTTCAATAGTGCATTATGGAATTGGGATGTATCGGGTGCATTCGACCAACTGAAAGAAAATTTAGTGGAAGGATGGGGACAGGTAGACAGTTGGTGGAAAGAAAACGCTCCGTTAAAAGGCCTCATGAAAAGCGGGGAGCACAATCCCTATGATGAAATGGACTTTTCATGGATTGGGGAGTGGAAAACTAAATTTACCAATTGGCAACAAGATAACCAGAAGGTAAGAGAAGAAGAAAAACAGAATTTTGATAGCTGGTTTTCCGGTTTTGAAGAAAAATGTTCCACTACATGGACAAATATAAAGGGATACTGGTCTGAAAAATGGGATGGAGTATCAGCCTGGTTTGAAAACAATGTTGCTCCTTGGTTTACAGCAGAAAAATGGTCTGGAATATACGACAGTATAAAAACTTCTTTGAGTACAAAGTGGAGTGAGGTAACTGATTGGTGGAATAATTCAGCTATTGTTGCTTGGTGGGAAGAAAGTGTTGCGCCGTGGTTCACTGCAGAAAAGTGGTCAGAACTTTACGAAAATATCCGGTTATCCTTGGAAGAAAAATGGAATGAGATTACTGAATGGTGGGATAACTCGGCGATTGTTGTGTGGTGGGATGAACATGTATCCCCGTGGTTTACCGTAGAGAAATGGTCTGGCATATTGCAAAACATAAAGGTTTCTTTCAAGACAAAATGGGACGAAACTGTCGGGCAGTGGAAAACAGGAATAGACTCCTGGTGGAAGCAGCATGTAGAGCCGTGGTTTACAAAAGCACGTTGGCAGAAGCTTGGCGAAAACCTGAAGAATGGTATTTATGAAGGGTTTAAGGGTTTAGCCAACAAAGTAGTCGATGTGCTTAATGGAGTTATTTCTTCATTGGAAGGAATGATAAACAGCGCTATAAAGGGTGTCAATGATTTTCTTGCTAAAGTAAACCAAACGTCGCTAGGCGAAAAGCTTGGGTTGGATTTTCAGTTAGGCAATATATCTTTTGGCCGTATCCCACAGTTTGCTGCGGGTGGGTTCCCGGAAACGGGTAGTTTATTTATAGCGAATGAAGCGGGGCCGGAATTAGTCGGGACAATGGGTGGGCGTACCGCCGTTGCTCCAGAAAAGTCTATTACCGAAGGAATTGAGGAAGCAGCTTATCAGGGAATGCGGAGAGCCTTATCAGAGGAAAGCATAAGTGGAATGCTTTCCCAATTGATAGAGGCGGTGAAGGAGGGGAAAATAATTGAAGTAGATGGAAGGGAAATAGTTGCTGTAGTAAATGACAGAAATATTCGAAATGGTATTGTTTTTACATAATTATAAGGGGATGCCTTCGGGTGTCCTCTTTTTATTGGAAGGAAGTGAGAGAATGGCGTTTATCTATGTAAATGGTGTGGAGTTCCCGTTCCCGGCCCGAGGGTGCAATATAATAGTCACTACCCCCGTAGATAATGCCAGGAACGCTAAAGCAGAGGTAGTAGGGCAGCGCATCGGGCGTGACCAATATAAAATAAATGCCCTTGTCTGGCCGATGCTGACTGCAGAGCAATGGAAATTCATACTGCAGGCATTCTCCGGTTTTTTTGCTACCGTGACCTTCCCGGATCCGGTAACGGATGATTTTATCTCCCTGAAAATGTACCCGGGGGATCGGTCAGCAGATCCTTACTGGGTTGATGAACGCGGGAAGCCAACGGCCTTTGCGAACTGTAAAGTAAATATTATAGATTGCGGGGTATAGGGATGCAGGATGTAAGCAAGGAATATAAACAGTCCATGAACAGCGCTTTCCGCAACCTCGGTTATATAAATGTCTATATCGGCGTGATAAATGCAGAAGCCCAGAAGCATGTAGGGGCTGCCGACAGCAGGAACCGGTTCACTTATTTTGCGGATGCGGAAGCCCCATTTATTGGTGAGTCCATAGACCACATTTATGCAACGGCGGAACAAAATTTTTCCCTGGCCGATGGAAAGAAGTATTTCCTTCCCCCGGACCCAGCGAAGGTGATATTTTTGCAGGGAATTGTAACAGAGGATTTGCTGGGGACGGTATATATCAGCTTTGGTAGTGTAACAGGGCTTGATATCAAGGGCCTTACCATAGACTTTGGAGAATGTTATCCTACGGATTTCACGGTGGAAAATGACCAGGGCATACATTCCTACAATGGGAACACAAAGTCATTCTGGTCAACACAAGATGTATTCCGGGGGACTTCCTTCTTTAAAATAACCCCATCCCGAATGGTAAACGGTCAGGGGCGGCTGAGGATATACCAGTTTGTATGCGGCATTGCAAATACATTTACTGATAAGCAGGTTATCAGTTATAGTATGAAAGAGCATGTCTCCCCGATCACGGATAGCCTTCCGAGCTGGGATGTGTCTCTGACGGTAAGTAATTATGATGGATATTACAATCCGGATAACCCGGACAGTGCCCTGGCCTTTATGGAAATCGGACAATCAGTGAGTGTCAAATTTGGGTATGAGCTGGACGATGGAAGCATAGAATGGTTGCCACCCCAGAATAGCTATTTGAAATCCTGGTCAGCCGATGAGCAGAAAGCAAAGTTCACGGCGACAGATATATTTGACTACCTGGACGGAACATACCGGCGCGGCAGATACATGCCACAGGGCACCAGCTTGTATAATCTGGCCGAAGATGTATTTCAGGATGCCGGCATAGAATCCTATTATCTGGATCCGTACCTGAAAAAAGTGATAGTGTATAATCCGATACCGGTTATGAAGCATACAGAAGCGTTGCAAATGATTGCCAATGCCGGCCGGTGCTCCTTGATGCAGAGCCGGGATGGAATGATACAGCTTCGCAGCTCCTTCATTCCGGATATGACAGTATCAAGTAACGGGGAAACAAAATACAGCCATGTGGTGAACATACTGAAAGATGAAGCGAAGGATGCCTACGGCCTACAGAGTAAAGATTTCCCTCTGGCGGATGGCAGCCTTTATTTTATGCCACAAAATGAAGATTACTATAATACGGGATATATCAGTGCTGATATTGCGGATGAGAACGGTGTGTTTCCTGTTCCGCCTACGATAACGATTGACCTGGAAGCTGCCTTTGTGGCTTATGGCCTATTAATCCGATTCCGAAATGTGGCACCGGCAGAATTCATAGTACGGACCTATAACGAAGGGGTAAAAGTGGATGAGTGGACTGTAACAGAACCGGGACTGGTTTATGAGACGCAGAAGCAGATAAAGCTTTTTAATCAGATGGAGATTGTCTTTACCAAAGGACATCCGAATAGCAGGATTACGGTAGACAATATACTGATTGGTGATGTTACAGACTATACTCTTTCCTTCGGCGGCGGGATGATGATATCGGCCACGGGAAAGAGAGCGGACAAGATACAAAATATTTCAATAAAAAGAACGATGTATCGTGAAAATGAAGAGAATAAGGAACTAAAATCAGAAGAAATAAGCGTGTCACCAGATAATCCAGAATATACAGTCTATTTTACCGCGGCTAGCTATGATTTGGCGGTATCTGTTGTAGATAATGAAAGCGTGAGTTGCCAGATAGTGGACAGTAGTAATTATTATGCGGTCCTTCGGTTTGGAGGCCTGACAACCGAAACTATTGTGAAATACAGCCTGACTGGTAGGGAATACCTGACCGATGAAAATTACTATACTGTACAGCATAATCAGTCGGGGAAAGTGGTCGAATGGAAGAATGCCCTGATAAGCACTACAGAGCAGGCCAAAGACCTGCAGGAATGGCTGGCAGAGTATTATCTGGGGGATGTGGAATATACGCTGAAAACCCGTGGCGATCCCCGGATCGATGCACATGATTTGTTTTATCTGGAACAGGACGTCGCCAAAAATCCGATGATACGCGGCTATGAAAATACGCTGAAGTATTCCGGCAGCTGGAGCGGCCAGATGAAGGCAAGGAAGGTGGTGTTACATAATGGCAATAGATCGGGTTGAGTCCGCTTTTAACGGTTCGCAGAGACAGCTTAATGCCATAGGTACAGATTTATATACCGGAAGCCATGAAGCCCCCGGAAAAGGCGGAGAATACGACCTGCGGGTATCTGCGTATGACGATGGCGGCAATGTTACGGCGGTAGACCAAACCGTGTCTGTTACCAAGTGGCATACCCCAAAAACAAACTGGCAGCCAACCGATCCTGTGAACATTGAAGATTATAACCGAATAAAAAATAATCTGGAATTCCTCCAGGAGCGTGCATCGGAACTGTATGCTGCCTTCCAGGTACAGGACATGGGCGCAGATAAAACAAGTTACGCAGACGCTTATTACGCAGATGAATTCAACCGTTTTGAGCAGAATCTGGATAGTATAAACAAAAACATATTTACACAGGACTATGGGCCAACCGTCAGATTTTTTGACAATGGCCCATTTATTGATTGGAAAGAACTGAACCGAATCGAGGACGCAATTTTAAGTATGAATGAAATCTTAGATAATCTGGAGGCAGGCCTTGCACGGCTTTTCTTCCGGCTCGGCAACTGGAAAGGAGTAAAAATTTAATGGCAGTGAAAAAGGTCTCCGTTATAATTAATGGTGTAGAGACAGAATTAACTTATGATTCAGCATCCGGGAAATACAGTAAGCAATTGACGGCCCCTCAAAAATCATCCTATAACATAAATAGTGGACATTATTACCCAATAAATGTAAAGGCAGAAGATACAGCTGGGAATACAGCCACTATGAATGATGCTGATACAACACGTGGAAAATTAGATGTAAATGAATCGGTTGCACCAGTAAGTACAATTACAGCACCGACAGAGGGACAGAGACTTGTTAATTCCAAACCGACAGCAGTGTGGACTATAACGGACAATGATTCCGGGGTCAATCCCAACACTATTGGTATTACTATTGATGGTGGCAGTAAAGTGACAGCTGGAATTACAAAGACGGCGATAACAGGAGGGTATTCTTGTTCTTACCCGATTCCTACGGCTCTTACTGAAGGAAGCCATGTAATTAAAGTAGATGCGCAGGATTATGACGGAAATAATGCAGTGCAGCGCGTGGTAAATATTATTGTGGATACTATCCCTCCTCAGCTGAGTGTTACGAGTCCGACGAATAATCTGGTAACTAAAACTGCTACGCTGGCAGTATCCGGCACAACAGATGATACCACCTCTAAACCCTGTATTGTGACTGTGCAGCTTAATAACGGTACAGCGCAAGAGATACCGGTAGGCAGCAACGGGGCATTTAGCACTAATATAACGCTCGTAGAAGGTACCAATACGATTAAAGTAGTATCTACGGATAAAGCAGGGAAGAGTACCGAGATAATCCGTACAGTAGTTTTAGATACAAAGGCTCCTGTAATAGGTCCTGTTGAATTGAGTAAGAATCCAGTGAGTACAGGAGAAACCTTTACTATATCTGTAACTGTTACTGATTAAGGGGGTGAACCCTCATGGGAGTTGTAATTACATTGGTTGAATTAAGCAAAAATCCGGTAAAGACAGGCGAGCAATTTACGATTTCCGTAACCGTGAAAGAAACGGTCCAGGAACCTGTTATGTATCGTCTGCCTTTTAAATTGGGAGAAAAGAAAGGTGGAATAAAATAATGGCAAAAGCAACATTACCGACAAATTATCAGGACGATGTCCTGAAGTCTACGATGGGCGGGAAAAGGCGTTATACCATGACTGATAACAGCGATGGAACAAAAACCCTTGAGGACGCCACACAATATGAAAAGGTGGGCAGCAACTTCGGGGCAGCCGATATCAATAAGACGAATACAGCCGTTAATGCGGCTGCAGATGCCTCCAAAATCATTGACAATGTAAACGATATAAAGGCCAATACGCAGGCCGGTTACATGATGGGGGCGCTTGCAGGGAAACAGTTAATTAGCGATTTAGGGGGGCTATCTTTTTATGAAGATAACACCGGAAAGTATGTTGTGGGTGCCGATTCAGTCCCAAAAAAATTGGGTAGCGATCTGAAAATACAGACTAAATCTGCAACATACCCTATGGCAGGTGTGAACGGTGAGCAGACAGTTGATTTTTCGGTGGTATTTGATGGGATATCTGGTTATAAGCTGGCTTATGCTGGCATCCAGCAACTTAATACTTACATAAGTAATGGTACAATTAAATATGTTGAATTTACAAGCCAACGTATATCAGGTAATACTGTCACCTGGTCTGTACATACACAGAGGGGAACTGGTGGAGGAAATAATACCTGCGTAGTACAAGGTATCTTTATTCCAACGTAAAGTCCGCATTAATGTAAGAGCAAATAAGCGTGTACTTCTGCATTTGATGTTGTCCTGGCATTACCACGGCTTTGGCATCCAATGGCATTTATATCTACTATTTGATACGCTGAAAAAATTCCCGTATTTGAATTATACGATTTATTTAAGGTAATTGTATTGTAGATATCAAAGTAATCTGTATTGCCTCCCGTATGACAGCCCTTTGAAATTTTAGCAATAGGCTCCACAATAAAATCAGTTACGGCATAATTGACATATCCGCTATACTGTGTGACATCAAAATTTGTGCCTGTACCCAAATCAATAATATCCAGTAACTTAAAAGGGATTACTGTATCAGCACCTCCTGGTACAATAAAGCCTGGTTTACCGTCCGTTGTTTTACTAAATTTATATCCCCCTAAATCGCTATTTAAACGGAATAGAATATGGACGGAAAAAAGATACCATGGAATCAAAATTAAAAACATTAAAATGTTGGCAGCATTAGAATGGAGAAAGAGAGAAAATATGAATGAGATAAAAAAATATAAAACGTGTGAATTAGTGAAAGAAATCAAAGAGAGAGAAGGCGTTACCTGCCAATGTGCGGAGCCATACCAGAATAAAGAAATCACGGTCAATGGCCCCGCCATTGTTCTCATCATCACCGATTAGCCAATTCTGCGGTATCTATATCTGTTTTTGATAAAATCAGAATGGTATGTACCTTTGGAAGATGCCGACATAAGACCGTTGTACACGGATGAAGGTACGTTGTAATACTCGTAGGTAGATCCAGAGTGAAAACGAACATACAAAGTACTTCCTTCATAGCCAACGGCGCTAAGGTTTGATGATGCTACAGGTATCATATTCATTGGTAACCCCTCCTTATATTACTCGGCTTATAGTCTGCCTGTAAGAAAAGTATATATCACTGTAGTATGTAAAACAATTGGCAAAATTGTAGTAAACGAATAAACACAAATAATCGCTATTTAACGGCAGTAAATCAAATTAACTATTAACAAAATATCGTAAAAAGAAAGGAGGTATGCTTCTATGGCGTACCTTAAATTTTTAGATTCTAATAATTTAATCCCGTGCACGGTGAGTCCTGCCGGGAATGTTGTCACCCTGGAATTTCCCGGAAGTGTAATTGTAGATAAGAGCGGCTTCCGCCTGTACCTGGACCCGGAAGGGGAGCATGATATCGGCGGGGAGGATTACCTGGGATACACCACTATCTATCGTAACGATGATGTGACGGCGGCGTATAACGGGTATCAGCTGAGCAATGACGGCAGCGTGTGGATCCCCCCGGAGCCGATCCCTGAGCCGGAGCCTGAACCACTGCCGGAGCCAACGTTAGAAGAGTTACGGGAGGCGAAAGTCCAGGAAATGAATGCGCTGCAGCAGACCACGATCCAGAGCGGGGTTAATGTTACCTTATCAGACGGTACCGTTGAGCATTTTACATTAACCGAGCATGACCAGACAAGCCTTGTAGGGCTTCAAAGCAAGGTTGCGGCAGGGGAAGAAGCAATTCCCTGGCACACATCGGATGAAATGGAACACTGCAAGTTTTATAGCAATACAGACATGCAGCTTATTGTATCTGCGGCAATGGCCTGGGTGACCTGGCATGTTACATACTTCCGGGATCTGCGGATTTATATCCGGAGCCTGGAAAGCAAAGAGGCAGTGTCCGTCGTGTCTTATGGCATGGAGCTGCCGGAGGCGTACCAGTCAGAGCCGCTTAAGGTTATGATTGCGGCGCAAGCGGGGGACATAGTATGAGGGCAGTAAGGCCGTTGGTGCTGTGCAGCATCGGCGGTCTACTTTATGTACTCTGTGAGCTTGTATTCCGGGGGCGGAGCCATTGGACTATGTTTATTGTAGGCGGCCTCTGCTTTTGGCTGATTGGGCTTATAAACGAGGTCATACCGTGGGAGATGCCGGTATGGCAGCAATGTATCATAGGGGCAGTAATTATAACTACGGTGGAGTTTATAGCCGGATGCATTATTAATATTTGGCTTGGCTGGCAGGTCTGGGATTACTCAGGGCTGCCTTTTAACGTTCTGGGGCAGATATGCTTGCCATTTACGGTGCTCTGGTGCATTCTGGCGGCGGCCGGCATTATATTGGACGATTACCTGCGGTACTGGCTCTTTGGCGAGGATAAGCCGCATTATAAATGGAGGTGCACATGACGGATGAAGAAATTGCTGTAAAGCTTACAGTCCTGGAGCAGGAGACAAAATCCGCTAAACATCGTCTGGATGACCTGGAGGTGCAAAACCAGGCTATTCAGGATCTGGCCCTGTCCGTCAAGGAACTTACCATCAACATGACAAGGATGATGGAGGAACAGGAAAAACAGGGGCAGGATATAGATGCCTTAAAGGCGGAGCCTGCTAAGAGATGGAAAGATTCCACGAAAGCCTTGTTTAATGCAGAATTAGGGGCTATTGGGGCCGCTATGGCGGGCGGAGTTATTTATTTAATAGCACAATTTATGAAATAGGAAAGGAAGGAATGAGCATGAAAAAGAGAAATTGGAAAGAGTGGGCAAAGAGAGCGGGTATGAGGGCTGTTAAGACTGTGGCACAGACATTTATTGCTACCGTTGGCTCTGCAGCAGTGCTGGGGGCCGTAAACTGGCCGATGGTACTGTCCGCATCGGCGCTGGCCGGTATCTTATCCCTGGCAACATCGGTAGCAGGTCTGCCGGAACTGCCGGAGACACAAGATACGGAGACGCAGGAGACGGAGGGGGAGTAATCCCCTTCCTTTTTTCTTTTTTAAAATTCAACAGAAAGGATTGAAATTATGTTAGTAGAGGTAAAGAGAATTAATAAGGTGGAAGCTACTGTAGTGAGTAGCTTGGATGTGGCGGAGACTTTTGAGAAAAACCATCGTGATGTTATGGAATCTATAAGGAATATTGAGTCAAATATAAGTACAGCGGAATTTTCCGCGCTATTCTTTTTGGATTCTTACAAAGCATCAAATGGAAAATCAAACCCAATGTACCTTATGACAAGAGATGGTTTTACTCTTTTGGTAATGGGATATACCGGAGAAAAAGCAATGCGGTTTAAACTTGCATATATTAAACAGTTTAACGCTATGGAAAAAGCCTTGCAGGGTAAATTGATTGAAAGAGAGAAGGGCATTGCGGTCAGACAGTCTCTTACAAAAGCTCTTCAACAGTCAGCCGAAAACGAGCGGATGCATGGTCATGCCTATTCAACATATACGAACTGTATTTATAAAGTGTTGTTAGGAAAGAATGCAAAGCAACTTCGGGAAACCTTGGGAATTGGAACTAAAGATAACCTGAGGGATTATTTATCTGCTGAAGAACTTAGGGCGGTCCAGTCAATGGAATGCCTTGTAAGCGGGCTTGTGGATTGTGGCTGGGGATATGACCAGATAAAGGAGTTTATACAGCAAAACAACACAATGCTGCAGGTTGCGGCATAATGGAAAAATATATTTAGGAGGATAGAACGATGTGGAAAGGAATAGACGTAAGCAGCAACCAGGGAACAATAGACTGGAAAAAAGTAAAAGCTGCGGGATGCGACTTTGCTATCTTACGGAGTACGGTAAAATCTGGCGCTGCTGATAAACAGTTCGCGGCCAATGTGGCGGGCTGTATTACATGGGATATCCCATTTGAGGTATACAAATACACATATGCAGTTACCCCTACGCAGGCGGTAGAGGAAGCAAAGCAGGTTATTACCCTGCTGATCGCGCATGGAATTAAAACAGGGCGTATATGGTGGGATGTGGAAGACCCGTCCCTGCGTACTTTGAGCCGGGGAGTGCTGACGGGCATAATCCAGTCTGCAGCGGATGTTATTATCGGCGCTGGTTATAATTTTGGAATTTACACAGGGAAAAGTTTTTATCAGGAAGGGGTTTTTGATACGGATGCCTTCTCCTGTCCGTTCTGGGTGGCGCGATATCCGAACAGCGGATATTATACCCTGGTAGACGATCCGCCCGCGGATAAGTACAAGCCTGCCCCATCACAGCCGCTGTTTGGATGGCAGTACACCAGTAAAGGCCGTGTTGATGGTATAAGTACCGTGGTAGACCTTAATGTCTGTTATATCCCTTTCTGGACGGCTCAAAAACCGGAATACTACCTGCAGGACATCTGGCACGGGACAAGCATCGCTCGGGCGCTGGAAAGCATCGGAGAGGACGGATCCTACAAGCACCGGCAGCAGATAGCCGCTATGAACGGTATTGCTGGGTATACCGGTACTGCGGTACAAAATACGCATATGCTTAATTTGCTCCGGACCGGTCAGCTTTTAAGGGCATAAATAAAGAGGGGAATAACTCCCCTCTATAACTCCCCTCTAATTCCACGATATTAGATGCCAGCCTTTCCAAGTATAGCAAGGGTTTTTCCTTTTACCCTGCATACTTGCCTTTATTTTAGCAATACCATCAAAGGCCTGTTTTGGTGTTCCATCAAATAAATCAGGATTTTGCTTTATAAAATACATAAGGTTTTGACAATCATATATTTGCCCATCAGGAGCCTTAATTTTCCAGTGTTTACTATTAATATGTTTTTCGCCAGAATGTTCTTCAAAGAATTTTTCTTTTTCCTTCTGCCACTTAGCTATGGCAGTATCATACTTACCATTTTTATGTAATTGTTTCCGGTTGATGGATGAGCATTCAGGAGAACAACATACTGTATCGTTGGTAGGAGAAACATCAAATGAATTTCCACAAATAGGACATATACGCTGATGCTGTCGGTATTTGGATTCACATGCTTTGGAACAGAAATATTTATTCCTTCCTTTTGGTTTACCACACACTTTGCAATTATTAGACAAAATCATTCACCTCACAATCAAGCGCTTTTGCAAGTGCAAGAGCATTTCTGAGAGTCATATTGCCTATATCAGAGGTGGCATTTTCGTAGCGTTGAATTTGCCGGATGTTTACTCCGGATTTATCAGCTAAATCCTGCTGGGTTATACCAGACAAAGAGCGCAGATATAATAACTTATTTATTTTATTATTATGACAGTCTTTTCCGTGGCTGCTAATGGAGCAAGCACCGCACAGACCATCATTTCGTATACAATCTGGATATCTTTTCATTCTTCCCCTCCTTACCATACAAGATTGCCGTTTTCGATGTAATACCAGTCACTATCCCCGTAACACTCATTTAACAATTCTTCGCCTGTTAAGTTATGATCATTTGGCACTTCTTTTTTATAAACCCATTATACGCTAATATTGGCGTATTGTCAATTATCAACAGAATAATACTAAAAACACAAAACAGTTATAAAACATGATATAATACAGTCAAACAATTCGGATAGATTTCCTGGGGGAATCATCTGCGGTTATCTCCGCAAAATCCCAATGGTTTAATTTTATTGGAAGGAGGATAGTATAAAGCCCTATATTGTTATCTTTATGTGAGGCCTGCGGGAGGGATACCTGCAGGCCATTTTTAATATTAATGTGGCTGATCAAAATTATAACGATGTATAGCCCATCTTACGATATCAAAAATTTTTTTACTCAGCTTTAGCAAAATCCCATTATTTAAGGTAATTTCTTTCTTTCGTACCCTGCGAATGCATTCAATATTAATGATATATCGGCCTGTCTTAACGAATGTTTTGTTATTTAGAGTTTTGAATATAGCCGGTAAAGATTCCCTGGAATGTGTTTCGCTTCCATCCTGATAAACATAAATTAACCTAAAGTATTTCCGATAAATATAAATAAGATTTCTATTTTCTACCACTTTCTGTACTCCCTAATAATTTGACATAATATTATTTTAAATCAAACTTTTAGGTTTTCTGATGGTAAGTATTTCCGCTACTACTATGCGGCGGAACTAAAATGGAACTAAAAAATCATGCAGACA